CGGAACCAGTTACTGCGGAATTTCTTCATGCCGGGAATCCTCAATGCGTTGGGCGCTAAGTGCGTTGCAATGAGGGGCATGGTCGTGACGCGCGCGAGTTGCGGCAACGAGGCGGGACTGTAGCGGAGGAGGGTACAAGGGGCGGTGCTATTGAGTCGCAGACATGGGCGGCAGCATCGCGGCCATGACTACGACCGAACTGCTGCCCATCGATCCCCGACGCCAATCTAAGTTTCTCTACTGGATGGGTTGGCGCATCTGCGAGATTGCTGAGGCTACGGGCGAAAAGGAAAAAACGCTACACAGCTGGAAGGCCCGCGACGAGTGGGATCGGGCCGACAACGTCGAGCGCATCGGCGGGGCGCTGGAAGCGCGCTTGGTGCAGCTGATCCTCAAGGAAAACAAGAGCGGCGGCGACTTCAAGGAGATTGACCTGCTGCACCGCCAGCTGGAGCGGCAGGCACGCATTCAGCGCTTCCAGGGCGGCGGTACTGAAACCGAACTCAACCCGAATCTCGCCAAGCGCAACGAAGGGCCGAAGAAGAAAACCCCGAAAAACGATATCAGCGAAGAACAGGTCGAGCTGCTGCGCGAGGCGTTTATCGATGGCTGCTTCGACTACCAGAAGGACTGGTACCGGGCCGGCAATCAGCGGACTCGTGTCATCCTCAAGAGCCGGCAGATCGGCGCCACTTACTACTTCGCCCGCGAGGCATTTATTGATGCCCTGGACACCGGACGCAATCAGATTTTTCTGTCGGCATCGAAGAACCAGGCGTACCTGTTTCGCGGATACATTCAGGCCTTCGCCCGCGAGGTGATCGGCGTCGAGCTGACCGGAGATCCCATTGTGTTGCCCAACGGCGCCGAGCTTTTTTTCCTCGGCACCAACGCCCGTACTGCCCAGGGCTACCACGGCAATTTCTACTTCGACGAATTCTTCTGGACGTTCAAGTTTGAAGAGCTGAACAAGGTCGCCTCGGGCATGGCGATGCACAAGAAGTGGCGCAAAACTTACTTCTCGACGCCATCGAGCATGGCACACGAGGCCTACACCTTCTGGACGGGCGAGCGCTTCAACAAGGGCAAGCCCGCCGCGCAGCACACGAAGGTCGACGTGTCCCACGGCGCACTCCAGCAAGGACGGTTCTGCGAGGACCGGTTGTGGCGGCAGATCGTCACAATCCTCGACGCGGAGCAGGGCGGTTGTGATCTGTTCGACATCGAAGAGCTGCGCCGCGAGTACAGTCCTGAGGCGTTCGCCAACTTGCTGATGTGCGAATTCGTGGATGACGGTGCAAGCATCTTCCCACTGACCGTATTGCAGCCGTGCATGGTGGACAGCTGGGTCGAATGGGCTGAGGACTACAAGCCCTTTGCTATGCGGCCGTTCGGAGACCGTCAGGTGTGGGTCGGTTATGACCCGGCAGAAACGGGGGACTGTTCCGGCTTGGTGGTGTGCGCGCCGCCGTTGGTACCTGGCGGCAAATTCCGTGTGCTCGAGCGCCACCAATTCCGTGGTATGGACTTCGCCGCCCAGGCTGCCGCGATCAAAGGCGTCTGCGATCGTTACTGGGTGACTTACATCGGCATCGACGTCACCGGTCTGGGTAGTGGCGTGGCCCAGCTGGTGCGCCAATTCTTCCCTGCGGTCACCACCTTCAGCTATTCGCCCGAGGTCAAAACGCGGCTGGTGCTCAAAGCATATGACGTTATCCACAAGGGACGGCTGGAGTTCGACGCCGGCTGGACCGACATGGCCCAGTCGCTGATGGCCATCCGCAAAACCATCACCGCCGGCGGTCGCCAGTTCACCTACACCGCCGGCCGCAACGACAACACCGGCCATGCCGACCTGGCTTGGGCGCTCTTTCACGCATTGCACAACGAACCGCTTGAGGGGCAGACCGCTGCCAACACCGGGCGCATGGAGATTTACTGATGACCGAACAACTCACCAGCCAGGCACTGTTGCCCGGAATCAAGCCCGCCGCCGGGACTCAGGTCTTCAGCTTTGGCGAGCCGTCGCCGGTTTTGGGCGGCAGGGAGGTATTCGACTATCTGGAGTGCTGGTTTAATGGCCGTTGGTACGAGCCGCCGCTGTCCCTCGATGGCCTAGCCCGGTCGGTGGGGGCGAGCGTGCATTTGCATTCGGGCTTGATGTTTAAGCGCAATCTGTTGAGTAAGACCTTTATCCCGCATCCGCTGTTTTCTCGGGCCGCGTTCGAACAATTCGCCCTGGACTTTTTGTGCTTGGGCAATGGTTATCTTGAAGCTCGGCGCTCAGTACTTGGCAACACCCGGCAACTGGCGCCGCCGCTCACGAAATACATGCGGGCTGGACCCGATGGGCAGTACTACCAAGTGCGCGGTTGGAAAGATGAGCATGCGTTCGAACCGGGCAGCATTTTTCATCTGCGCGAGGCGGATCTGCATCAGGAGATTTATGGGTTGCCAGAATGGATCAGCGCGTTGCAATCAGCTTTGCTCAATGAGTCAGCCACCCTGTTCCGACGCAAGTATTACGAGAACGGCAGTCATGCCGGATTCATCCTATACATGACCGACGCCGCGCAGACCGAGGCTGACATTGATGCGCTTCGCAAGGCGCTCAAGGAGTCGAAGGGACCAGGGAATTTTCGGAACCTGTTTGTGTACTCGCCGACCGGGAAGAAGGACGGGATTCAGTTGATCCCGGTGAGTGAGGTGGCGGCGAAGGATGAGTTCAACTCGATCAAGAATCAGACGAGGGATGATGTGCTGGCGAGTCTGCGTATTCCGCCGCAACTGATGGGCATTGTTCCACAAAACGCTGGGGGATTTGGATCGATCAGAGAGGCGGCGCAGATCTATGCGGCCAATGAGCTGGAGCCGATTCAGACACGGATGACACAGTTGAATGACTGGCTAGGTGAAGAGGTGATGAGGTTCAAATCCTACGAAGTAGGCGAGGAACGGTGAACTAGCGAGTGAGTTACTTTACTTTAAAGCATGAATTCGCTGGCTTGAGAGGCGTTATAGGCATTAATGTCAAAAAGATTTACTGACTTGATTTCACAGTGCGGGAATACGATTTCGAATTTGCTGGGGTCTAAGTGATCGAGTTCTTTCCCCTCTGTGCAAAGATCATATAAAGATATGTAGGATGTTGTGAAGGTTATTTTGAAGTCGTCACTTTTGCGATAGCCGCTGACAAGTGGCAGGATGCGTAGCATATCCCTTTTGTCACCTGGGTCAATTGAGCCGGTAATAAGTCCAACATAGACCTTGCCATGCCCTAGAGTTACACATACAGGCATGTTTTCTTCCATAGCTCTTAACAGAATCAACTCGAGATCAGCATTCATGACGTGAATTGCATTTTTTATTGATGCTCTTCTTGCGTGCCCATAAACTTCTGAAAGTACAGGTTTTTCTCCGCCTATGAGTCGGTTCATGACGAGGCTGAGTAGCTTTTTTTTGGGGGTGGCTATTACTGCAGCAATCCAGTTGAGGAAATAACCACCAAAAATCCCGAGAAGCAATGTCGTAGTGAGGGTGGATATCCAAAAGACGGCATCTATTTTTTCGTTTTTTGGTTCAAATGGCACGCTTTCCATCAGGAATCTGAAAAATCCTAACTCTAGCTGAATGGAGTCTTTGATGCAGTAGGTCAGTACGAAAGCCAGAAGGAATATCCACAATCCCCAGAAGGCTGCACGAATATAGAGTTTTTGTGAGTCTTCACGTTTTATTAGATATTTTGTGGCGAGCCAGGTACTTATAAAAACATATCCCGCCATAAGCGGAATAAGTGCGAAGGCAGCTTTAAGCATTTAAACTCTTCCTGAGGAAATTGTTAAAGCGCCTATTTGGTTGTTTCTAACTTCTCTTTTTTCTGTGTTTTTTTGATGTCGTTATCCAAAGAGGCGAAAGCAGTAAGCTGTCTCTGTACCACTTGTGCATGGATCAGCTCGTTCGCATCAGCAAATAACGCGCCAGTGCTGGTCACATAGAAAGGCGCAGTCTCTTGGGCTTCGCTTTCCGATGAACGGCAATAGGCTTTGAGCCGATCCATCAGCTTTGCATGTTTATGGTGCTTGCTCATACGAATCCCTCGCAATGCGGCCTTTCGTTATGTAGATGCTTTTGACGCCAGTCCGACGGGGCGGTTCCCGATGTAGACACTCTCCGGTAACCAATTTCGCTGACAGTCACATTAGACCTACTTTTGAAACAGCGCGAAGCGTATAGCCGCGTTCACCCTACGGCAAGTACCGTTCAACTCCTCATACAGCTATAGCCCACGTAGCGGATTTCGCCATCCTTTCTGTAATAGGGTTCAACACCCAAGCGTGCGTGTGCCTGGCTGAAGGGGTAGGACGCGGGGTAGCAGCTGGCGCGCGCCGTCGTCCCCCCACCTCGCCTCCGCTCTAAATGGAGCTTTTTTTCCGCAGTCCTGCACAAGGCTGAACGCAGCCACGGCTGGGCGTTGTCATGATGATTGTGTGGGGCAAAAAACCTGCGAATCCCTGCGAGAGATAAGGCTGCGCAATTGCATGGACTTGACCGCCCATTTGCATCGCCACTGACCAATCAATTGCATCCGTGCTGACCAGCCGTTTGCATTCGACTTGACCAGCACACCCCATAGTGACGACCGGCAGAGAACGACTGTGGATTCAACCGGTCGATGCAACACAACTAAATTCTGTGTAAGCAGAAGGAGTGTTGCAGATGAAGCAGAGACCTCGGATCTATTACACCGAAAGCCAGAAAAAACTGATGTGGGATCACTGGCAAAAAGGCGACTCTCTCCAGCACATCGCCCAACTATTTGATCGAAACCACTCATCGATACAGCACATCCTGGCGGAAACAGGCGGTATCAGACCCGCTCTACGTCGCAGGTCCAGATTGGCGCTGACGTTGGCTGAACGCGAAGAGATTTCGCGTGCAGTGGTGGCAGGTAACTCGATCCGTTCCATAGCCGCGCTGCTAGGGCGAGCAGCCTCTACGATCAGTCGTGAGATCAGACGCAACGGTGGCCAAGGAGGCTACCGGGCTAATCGAGCTGATCAGGCTGCCTGGGATCGCGCCCATCGACCCAAGATCTGCAAGCTTGTTGAGAACCGAGCGGTGGCGCAAATTGTTGCAGACAAGCTTCAAGTGCAGTGGTCACCGGAACAAATTGCCGGCTGGCTGAAGCGCACCTACCCGGACGATACGAGCTATCAGGTGTCACACGAGACGATCTATCGCACCCTCTTCATACAGGCTCGCGGGGCTCTGAAGAAGGAGTTGCTTGAGCATTTACGGCGAACGCGAGCCATGCGTCGTTCGCGCCATCACACGCAGAAGAAAGAAAATCACGGTCGAATCACAGGCGCGGTATCGATCCGCGAACGCCCGGCCGCGGCTCAGGATCGGGCGGTGCCTGGTCACTGGGAAGGTGACCTGCTGTGCGGTAGCAGGAACAGCCAGATTGCCACTCTTGTGGAGCGTCATACCCGTTACGTAATGCTGGTGAAGTTGGCCGGTAAGGATACCGAGACGGTCATCAGCGCCCTGATCGAAAACGCCCGCGAACTCCCCGAGGAACTCTACCAATCGCTGACGTGGGATCGCGGCAAAGAGATGGCGGACCATAAGCGTTTTACGGTGGCTACCGACATCAAGGTCTACTTCTGCGACCCTCATCGTCCCTGGCAACGGGGATCGAATGAGAACACCAACGGGTTGTTAAGGCAGTACTTCCCGAAAGGAACCGACCTGGCGGAGCACTCGCAAGCCACACTCAATGAAGTAGCAAGGCAGCTAAATAGCCGCCCTCGAAAAACACTAAACTACGAAACGCCCGCAGAACGATTTAGCCAATCTGTTGCATCGACCGATTGAATCCACAGCCGATTTCTGCCAGTCGCCACCGGCAACAATGTGCAGCTCTCTGTCGATCATGGTTACTAAGCGTGCTGGTCAAGAACCGCCGCAATCGGTGGGCAGATCGAATGCAAACGCTTGGTCAAGTGCAATGCAAACGGGTGGTCAGTGCCTATGCAATCAGGTGGTCAAGTGGAGTGCGATTTCGCAAGGGCACCTGATGCGCCTCCTCAGGCAGGGTTGTTCGCCTGGCGTGAATCACCATTCGGCGCCGATTTTCAGGAACGCAGTCGGAAAAAAGTAATGTAGTAATTCGGAGTTTTTCACACCGCTGAAAGCCCCGTATTCATTGACTTTTCTGGATTACCTCAGAAAGTAATTTTGAGTAATGAGAAAGGTAATTTACTCGTAAGTGGCTGATTTATAAGGGATGTAGAAAAAGAAAAATTACTTCCTTAAAAGGTAATTACCTTACCTCTACATTACTTAAAAATTACCTTACGCCAATCTTGTGCAAGCCAGTGAAATCAAGCCTCTCAGGCAGGTCACAGGATCGAATTACCAAAATTACTTATTTCCGATGCCGTTCCCGAAAAAACGCATTACCCCCTATAGCCCGGATCGCGTTCGACTGCCGCACAAACTCATGGGACCGCCATGGGAACGCTTGCGCGCTAACTATCGCCCTGAAACCCTTATAAACCGGGGCCTCACTCTGCGAAAAACGCAATCGGGTGGTTTCGAATCTCTCCTTCACCGCCAAATTCGATATACACAAAACCCCTGATTTCGAGAGAAGTCAGGGGTTTTGTGGTTTCTGGCGTCTGGATTTCATGCATTAGACTGCAAACTCCTCGAGCGG